TATCCATTTCCTGCTTTATCTACTGTTGGTGCCCACATGCGATCGTCACCGTAAGACTTCTTTTCAGAGGTAGACTCTGCAGCCTTAACTAGGTTAGCAATTGCTTGGGCACGCTTTTGTTTCATTTCTTGGAATGACATAGTATTATTTTATTTGTATTAGTATTATTGTATTGCAGTGTATTTAATTAATATAAGAGTATTATATCATAGCTTCTTCATTTGTAAATGATAAAAGAAGAATATTTTTGATTTTTTCTCGGTTTATATTAACTAAGCTTTCTTTGTATTTCATCACCATAATTGCCTTTTCCTTCTTCATATGAAGTGGATCATTCAATAGTGGTAATAAAGGGTTTATAAAATTGACGAGTTTGTCAATGATTGCTACGGTTTCAATGTTGATGTCACCTCTGTCAAGTCGATTTAATAATTCGTTTTGTCCTTCTCTACAGGTACACAGATCATTGAAACCGTAGTCTGAGAGTTTATTTATATCAGTCTTAAATCTATAAGTCAAAGATTCTAAACGAGATTGTCTTTCATTGTAATATCTTTCTTCCATATCACCGATCCATTTCTTTCCTTCAATGAAGTTAGCATGATAGAAATCCTTTATTGAATCAATATTGTGTTTCTTTGCTAACCGATGAAAGAAATACTTGTCTCTCCGTTTTTCAAAGGAGTTGATGCTTACATTCGTTTTGAAATTATATGTATAGGCATTATAAGTCGCGCTAGTATAATGTAATCGAAGAGCATTGTATATCTGATAAGCCTGATATCCGTTCATTATTCTTCATCATCATCGACTGCAATGACCTCTTCCCCTTCCTCTACACCAGAATACATGATGCCTGCATCGTACATATTTTCAATGATTTCCTCATGGAGTTGTTCAGCAAGATAACCTTGCACCTCTTCTCCCGCGAAATATCGCTTATCTTTATCATAGTAATATATTGTTACATCATCACCATTATCATCTTGATTCATAACAATGACATACTTGTTTCCATCATATTCAACGGGTACATTCCAAATAACTTTGGTATATGTTACATATGCGTTTCTGAGTACTTTAATCTTTTTCATATTAATCAATTGCGCTATTTGTTACAGTCAAAATACAGAGTGCTGATAGATAAATCAGAAACTCCCCATCGAAGTTTTTATTAATAACATTAATCAATGTCATGCAGGCTAGACCAAACATTAATAGATACCCAAGCGCTTTCATATTGTCTTTCATATTAAAATAATTTCCCTGTATTTGTCTTAATGATATTTCGTCTCATTGCTTCTGCTTCCAATTTGGCTTTCAATGGACCTGTGATTAATCGAGTGATGTCTTGAGGATCAATAGATAGACCTTCGCATACTTCGCAGATAGCTTCTGCATAAGTCATTTGATCTTTATGAACCAATATTTCAACTTGATTTCTTAGATCTTCTTTTGTGATAGATGGTACAATGACCACTGCTTGTTTTTTCATAGAGTTCTTAATAATATAGTATCCTTATTGATTCGACCATTCACTTTGCCTCGCTTCGTTTTGAGAGTATCAATGGCTTTAGTAAACATCTTTTCTGTTTTATTTGCGATAATAGGTAATATATCATCTGGCTTGCGAATTGTCAATCCATAACTCTTGATCTCATCAAAGTTCTTTAATGATGTACCTTTAACTTCAATTTCTGAATCAGATTCATATACCGATAGTTTACGAGTCTTTGTATTGAAGACAAACACCTTTCGAGAACCTGGCACAGTCAATGGTGATACAGAACTGACACCGTAGTCATCATCAGACTCCTTATATTGAAGCTTCTTCACTTGCATATCAGCAGTCTTCACCTTCTTCTTTCGTGGTTTACGAACCTTGGTGTTTGCACCACGGTATTTTTCGATTTGACTTGACATCTTATCAATCTCTTTAATCCTGTTCTTAATAGCAGGCTTGGATAAGAAAGACCATCCCTCGATGTCGAACTCGTTGTCTTTATCAATACAATTCTGAAGAGATATACGAAGTTTCTCCAACCAGTTTTCAACAACACCCAATGCTCGTACAGGAATATCATCAGACTTAAACAGTGTGAGAAGATTCAATCCTTCTACCTTAGTTTCAGAACTTGACCACTCATCCAACATCGTGTCGAGATGGTAAATCACTTTATCATTCACCTTATTATTCATTCTATCCACAACAGAGAGTTTTGGCTCATTGGCTTCTTCCGTCTCTGCTTTCACCTCAGCATATTGCTTTGATATGCGATCAATTTCATTTTTCACGAATTGAATATCATTATTGGCTTCGGTCATATTCACACCCTCATATTGTGCGCAATATTCTTTCCATCCTTCATGTGTCGAAGGCATACCCTTATTCAACATTCGAGCAAGCTTTGAGGCCGTGAAAGAGAAATACTTATGATTGGACTTCACTGCACGAATGATATCAGATTTATATCCCTGTGATTTTGCGAACTTCGCTACATCATCCACCAAATCCTTTGTCGTGCAATAGTAGTTGTAAAATGACAGTGCGGTTGACCGTCGGCGGTGATAAGCAACTCCATCTAAGGACTTTGAATCATCCCATGAGGGCTCTTCTCCAGTGTATTTCGAGTCGTGTGCAACGACTCTATCATATCGATCAAATATTCTACTCTTCTTCATAATTAATATATTGGTCTGCTGTATAGCGGGTTAAATGTGCATACTCCTCATTGATATCATTATCATTAGGAGCTATAGGTTCCAAAGCCACAAAATCACTATCGACCTTCTTTGGAGTCCTCTTCTTCTTACCCTTCTTGGCAAGTTTCTTGATTAAATTAATTCGTTGTTTTTCTGTCATAATATAGTTTTATATAGATTATACGGTCGATGTCAATGATTATTTGTAGAATATGTGTTTACCTATCTTGGTGGTCTTCTTCATACTCGAAGCCCAATAAGGTGTTGTGATATAATCGGCATGGTAATGATCTGCGCCATTTGTGTAATTTGTGACATATCGAGAAGTCACAATCTTCATCGCCTTACTCCATCGAGGGTGCATTCTTGCCTTTGCGATATTACTGTTTATTACCTTTCCATTCCAACAAGAGAATTGCCAACGTTGAAGGCAGACTTCGGCTTTTGATTTCTTCCGTTTAATTGATCGATTATGAATCACTTCATGTACTGCCTCCATCGCACCAAGAGAATATTCACCGCCAGCCTCAAGAATGAGAGTCGTAGCAATGATCTCTTCGTCAGTATGAAGAGCAAATGCCGTGCTAATAAGAGTTAAGAATAATATTAAGTATTTCATAGTGTTGTTATATCAGAGTTCCAATTAGCGATTCTTAAGGCGAACCATCACGTCCTTGTTTTCTTCTAGAGTTTGAGCGAAAAGAATATCACAAAACGCTCGCCATTCTTCTTCAGTAATGATCCCTTCATGGAGGGCAAACCACGCTTTTTGATATTCTTCGTGTGTAATCTTATTTTCTTTTGTCATAATATGTC